ATACTTCTGGATCTATATTCTTCTTATATTCAGCTTGATACTTCTTTTGATATTCTTTATTTTCAGGTCTATCTCTATATTCTTTATTGACAGCACTTCTTGTTTTATCATAATTCTTTTTATAATCCCTATTCTCTTCTATATTTCTCCACATTCTAACTTGTTCTTTTATCTTTTCTTTATTATCAATATAATATTGCTTACCATATTCTCTTAATTTTTCTTTAACTTCTGGTCTATTTACATATTCTTCTATCTTTCCACTTTCCAATCTTTTAATATAAACTTGTTTAAATTTATCTTTGTTCTCTTGATAATATTTCTTCTGATATTCTTTAATATGATCTTGATTCTTATCAATCCACTTGTATTGGGCATCTCTATAAATATCTTTTGATAGTAAATAGTATTCAGGATTGTATTCACCTGTTTTCAAACAGTATGGAAATATTCTATTCACTAAAATTCCATTTACATCTAAACCCCTTCTTCCATACAATTTTATATAAGCAAGTTCAAGTTTGTTTGCTTCTTCATGACTTAAATGATCTCTTAAAATTTTCACTTGTGGTCTATTAATTGAAAACATTTCATTCCACCATTTAGTTCTCTTATGATAAGTATTTGCCCTTAAATATTCTGGAACACCACTTTTACCTATATACCTCAATACACCTTCTTGGTCATAGTGACCATACACATACCATACATTTCCTTCTACTATTTTCATAATCTTTTCTTATATTTTTAACTATAATAGCTATATATAATATATATAACCATATGGTAAAAAAGTTTAAATGTTTAATATGAAAATTACAAAAAAAGTTATTGAACCAGTAAAGAAAGTTAAAAAATCTAATTATTACATTGATAATACCTTCTTACTCAAACACTTAATAATATCAAAGGGAAAAGGAAAATGTTCAAAACAATTAGAATCTATGTTACTTTTAATTAATTCTAATGCTTCTATTCCTTTTAGTAAATATTTCAGAAACAAAGAAGATGAATTTTATGACTGTAAAATGGGTGCTTATATGCATTTATTTCAAAATTGGAAGAAATTTGACACTAAAAAATTTGATGATGGTAATGCATTGGCTTATCTAACTGAAATATATAAAAGAGAATTCACTCAAAATTACAATTATATTTGTTTGGGTAAAAAACATCATAATGCTGAACCAATTTTAACAGTAAGTTTAAGTTTATTTTATAATGAAGGAAACAACAAAAATGACAAATTATAAAAAATATAATGATGCTAAAACAAAAAAGTATCATACTGATGAAGAGTATAGAAAAATAAGAAAAGATAAAGCACTTGATTATTATTATAGAAACAGGGAAAAAGTATTATTAAGACAAAAAGAATATAAAGAACGCACAATGACTGAGGAAGAAAGGCTTAAAAAAGAACATAAAGAAAAGAAAAGAATTCTTGGGAATAACTGGTACAACAAAAATAAAGAAAGATTGGCTACTGAAAGAAAGTTAAAACCTAAATCAGAAGAACAACTTGAAAAGAAAAGAAAACAACAAATTGAAAGTTATAATAGGAATAGAAGACAATATATTCAAGAAAATACTTGTCAGTATTACTGTTTTTATTTTAAAACATTAAATGAAATGAAACAATTTATTCTTGATTTATTTATCCAAGATAAAATAGAAACTCTTGAATTTAAAAAAGATGTTGAAACAATTTATATTAAAGAATTTCTACATATCACCAGAGGTACTGGTTTAACACCTGATAAAGTTAGAGAACTTGCAGGTGAAAATAAATATGTACTTTTTACATATGATAAAAAACCAAAGGACAACTCATTTGATCCTAGTATATGAAATATCTAAAACTGGACTACCTAATAAAGTCATTAATGATCTTTTGATAGATTCTTGTGTATCATATTCATCAAGTACTAATGGTATGTTATATACCCCTTCAAACTCATTTGAATGATACATACATTCTAATACCTTAACTTCATATTCTTCTACCCTAAATTTCATTTTGTATCTTTTTTATTTTTTTAGTTCTAATATACAACTTAACATCCTCAGTTATTTTACTTGGAATATATGTTTCAAAAACAAAATCAATAATACTTTTAGTATATTTTACACTAACATTTTGATGAATAATATATTGTAATTTCTTATCTAAATCATCAAAAAAGAAAGTTAATAAGTGTCCATCAATATCAAAATTATTATACTGAAACCTATAATTAATTACTTGATTATCAATAATTACTTCCCTACCTCTTATATTATTTTCAATTATTTCTTTCACTTTGTATTTTCTCTATTATTTTTTTAGCACATCCTTCATATTCAAAATATTCCTTATATATTCTCTTACCATTTTCTAAATATTTTTCTATATCATCAGTTGTTTTACTAAACAATATACTTTTCAAATCTTTAATATCATCAATATGAATACTAATTCCAATTTCATTAAAATCAAATTCATCTTTCCAAGGGATCCATAACCTATCTGAAATATAAACAGGAATAGAACCATGTTGTAATGATTCACAAATTCTATATGACGCTGCACCATAACCACGCGGAGATAAACTAAATATACTTCTGGACATTACATCAATAAACTCATTATAATTACTACCATTGATATGTTCAACACCTACTGTATCTTTAATAAAACAATAACTACCTAATTCTTTTTCCATTTTTTCTCTACAAATATGTCTGCCCTTCACCATACCAATAAATGAAGCAAATATATCTTTATCTCTTTGTATTTTTTTAGTAGGCATACAATTCAAAGGAATAGCATAACCAATGTTTTTAGGTTCAGGAAATAATTGTGTTTCCCAAAGTATTCCACCACCACACTGACCAAAAACTAATATATCTAGATGTTTTATATCAAGTAGAACACCATCATCTGGCTGTACAATTGTAAAGTATTTTTTACTTGTATCTAATTCATTTAAATAATGTTGTAAATCACTCATTGAAATGTTGCCATGATGTTTTTCTATGTAATAACTATTCCACATAATAGGTAAGTAAGTATAACCATTTGTATCTGGTTGATTATCAATCATATAATTCATAAACCATTCTTCAAATACAATATAATTCCCTTTTGGGTATTCTATGTTTGTTTTAAGTTGGAATTTAGCTGGAACTTGTTCTATCATTCTCTTTCATTCATTATTTTTGATATGAACTCTAACTGAATCTTTACATCATCAGTAGGGTTAATATTATAATCATTTAAAAGAAGATTAGTCATTTCTAATAGTTCATCCTTACTTAATGTCCTGAAATAATCAAGTTGTGAATTCATTAACTCATCAAATATATCATCTTCTTTATATTTCATTTAAATCAATATTTTCTTTTTTAATAATTTTATTTTTAATCTTCTTTCTTTCAAAAGGATTCTTTGTGCTTCTAATAGATCAAACTTATATCTATTATTTTCATCTTCTTCACCAAAATCTTTATAATTAATCATAGTATAGCATTTTCATATTCAAATAAATCAGCCATTAAATAACCTTCAAATCCTTCAAGTGTTAATCTAATAGAACTATCAGTATAAATAATTTTAGATTTTATAAGATTATATATTCCTTTTTGAAGGGTTAAAGGTGAATACTCACAACTTACACTATGTAATGTGAATAGTTCTTTGTTTAATTTTAATTCTTCCATGTTATTTTTTATTATTTTTTATTTTGAGTGTCAAAAAGTGGAAAGTCAAGTGGTAATGACTTTAATTATTTATAATAGTTAAGAATATAAATACTTATTCCCTTGACTTTCCAAAAAATGATACTCATTATTTGTTTTCATTATGTTTATTGACTTTAAACCTATACATTTCATTTTCTTTAAAGAACCTTTTTAATGTAATTAAACTTACACCTATATATTTTGCAAGCATTTCATAAGTAATTTTAGGGTCACTTGTATTTATTCTATACTTAAATAAGTCATTTAATTTTCTTTCTATTAAAATAAATGATTTACTTTTATCTTGAATAATTATATTATTTTCATTTAATATAACATCTATTGTTTTTTTACAAACATCTTTTTGAAGTTTTTCTATTAATTCACTATAATATAATTCTTTATTTGAATTATAAAAATTTAAAACTAAATCTACTTTATTTTGGTGTTTCTTTTTTGCACCATATTCATTTCTAATAGAATGTTTAAATTTATTTACTTCACTTTTTGTTTTAAATAATTTAAACAACTCTTGTTGATTCCATTCATAGTGTGTTTCAGTTTTCCAGGTTGGTTTCTTTTCATTCCAATAATGTAATGTATCTAAAATATATTGGTCATCTAATTCCATTAAACCTTGATGTTTTACATAAGTATAAATTTCTTTATAAGAATATTCAATATACTTATGACGCATTGCATTTAACCATAATGTAGTAAGATAAACCCTTTTCTTAAAATTAGATTTCTTAATAATTATATTAAATCTTTGGTAATGGGGGGGATTAATTACTTTAATCTTTTCTTTGTGGTAAATAAATAGTTCAGACATATTTGTATGATTAGTTTTTGATTGAATAATAGTCTATTAAATGGGGGTTCAGTTGCAACATCCCCCCCATAACTAATCATCCAATACATTATTATATATAAAATTTCATTTTTTGTTTTAAGGTTTTCTCAAATCAAATTTCTTTGTGGAAAAATTATACCCCTATAAGAGCCCTATCTTTGTCCATTACACTATCAACCACAAACTCATTAAAAGTATAGTACTTTTTCTTTTGTTTTAACACCACATTAATATGGTCTATTATAATCTCTTTTTTTGTCATTTTAAACCCCTTTTCTTTCATTATTTTATTAAAGTAATACCTAACATTAACTTTTATTTTGAACCTCAATTAAACCCTTTAAAATGTCTTCCAGAATTATTATGTTCTAAATGATGGAACATTAAATCTCTTTCTAACATATTATAGCAGAAGTAAGAATTATTAAAACTACTTGTCTTACCATCAAAACTAACTTTCTTATCTACTATTAAAAGTTGTAGTTGTTTATCAAGAAAGAAATTACCTATCTCTTGATAATTAAGAATAGGTAATCCAAGCACCATAGCAAATGGCTTATCAAGTTTATACAATCTATCTAATACTTTTAACTTTAAAGAAAAAGGTGGGTTAGAAATAATCATATCATAATTATCTGGCTCATATTCAAAGAAATCTTGACCAGTAGATATATGACCATAAATAACTTTAATACCCTTTTCCTTTAACATAATAACAAAATTGGACTTATCAGTATCAAAAGGACACCATACAATTTTATCTTCTTTAACATACTTTAAAATGGGTTCTACAAGTATTCTTGGTGTATAGTATTCATCCTTCACCTGGAACTGTTTCCCCTTCTTTAACCAATTGTCCATTTTCATTTTTCTTAAATTTCTTTTTTATGTGGAAAAACTATACCACTATATACTAATTTAACATTGTATAATTTACTTTTAGGTTTTCACCTTTTATAGCATCAAAAGCCAATCTCATCATATCTTCATTTCCATTAACTAAACCTCTATAATAGATATTTTGAGGCCATACTTCAAAAGTATCATCTATATACTGGTCTAATGCATCAACTAAATCAGCATCATCAAAATCTTTATCAAGATATTCTTCTTTCAAAATATCCATATCAATTACTTCCCAACTCCATCCAGTTATTAACTGTTCATCATTGTCAGGATCCATAAAATCTACAAAGTCAAATACATATAAAATCTTTTTCATATTTTCTTATTTTTAAATTGTTTATATTCATTTTTTCAGTGGAAAAACTATACCACTATATAGTAATCTTTTCCAATAAATTGTTAATGTAAATCATATACCCTTCAATTCTTGTGATATTGAAATCATTATTATCATCATCCCATTCAATTTCAGCATCATTATTATAGGTAATTACAATATTACCTTCATCAACTGTAATATAATCAACATTATTGAAATCCCTATAATAAATAAGATTTCTTTTAATATTTTCTTGTTCTTGCTCTTCTGATATATCATCTTCTTCTGAATCAAAATCCCTAACAACCCTATTAATATCATAATCTGACATATCAAATATTTCCCTTTCTTGATCCCTTAAATCTTCTTTCAAGTAAGCAACTACTTCTTCTAATGACCTAATTTCTTTTTTCATATTTTCTTATTTTTAAATTGTTTAACACTCAAATTTCTTGTGGAATATTTATACCACTATATACAATCAATTCCCATATCATTACAAGCAGAATATATCAAAGATACAAAAGAATAATCATCATCACAATCATCCTCACCAAAAATTATATAATCTTCCATATTTCCCTTATATAAGTCCAATACAAGTTGTATATCATATTCATAGTCCCAAATCCAACTATTCAATTCATTTTCAATAATTTCAATAGCATTTTCTAAAATCTCACTTCCATCAGTCAATCCATCAACAAACTTTCTTATCCAATCATTATTACTATCATTAAGCCATTCATCAAATCTTCTTAACCATAAGTCCTTAATTGTATCCCCATTATCAAAATGGGCTGGACTTTCTTCTGACCAATTATCATTATATTCTAAAAACAATTCTGCATCATTATCATTAAGTGCAGCAATTTCCCTAATTCCTTTTAATGTCAAATTATTCATATTATTTATTTTTAAATTGTTTAACACTCAAATTCCTATGGAATATTCTACCCCATATATAGTAATCAATCATCCCAACCATTAATGAAAAAATCAAGAATAATCAAAATACCACCATCTATATATTCAATAGACATATCATCATTAGTCCTACACATATCTACTACATTATCAAAGTTTGAATACATATCAGACATATCTAACATATTTGTATATGCCCAATCACAAGATTCTTGTGAAAAATTAGGGTCATCTATATGTTCAAGTCCATCTGGAAAACAATCAATTTGTCTGAAATAAGTATCATCACTTTTACATAATCTTTCAAAAATGTTCTTATATTTCTTCATATCTTTAATCTCCTATTTATTTAATTAATTTTTCTACTTTTCAAAAACAATTGTGCCAAAAAATAATCTTGGGCGACCTCTACCACTTTATCTGATGGTGTTTTTAACCAATACTTATCCCATTTATATGAAAACATATCATCAAAGTTTTCTTTATTAAAATCACCATTATTAAAATAATTGTGTTCAACATTACCTTTTAACATTCCATTAACTATTTCCTTTATCATTTCTAATTTTACTGTATTCATATCTTTAACCTCCTATTTTTAATTATTTATTTTTACCTTACCATTTTTAATCTTGAAAGTAAATGCACCAGGGTTTGAATATTGATAAGCATATTGAAAGAAATCAATACAACTTTTCTTATACAATCTTTTCCCTTGTTTTTTCATATCATCAGTAATAATTACTGAATTATCATCTTTATATTCAACACCCTCAGTTTCATCTTCATCACAACCATCAAACATATCAAAAGTTTCAAAATCATCAGTTGTAAATATTTCAGCATATACAAAATCTGGATGTCTTTTCAATTCTTTAATTATTTCATTAATGTTTCTCATATCTTTAATCTCCTTTATTTTAATTTATATTAATTGAATATTCAACTTGCCATTGGTCTTCACCCATTACTGAAGGATCCAAAATTCCATCTACAAAATGTCCTCTTGCTTCCAATTCCTTTACAAAACAATCAGCAATCCACTTACTATTAAAAGTAGAAAAACAAAAGTAACCCCCTTCATCATGACTCCCAGTTATGTTTATAACACAACCATATTTAGCACTTGTCACCATAATTAACCAATCTAACTCATCTTCACCCATACCACAATCTATATCATACAAATCATTACTATCAATTAAAGTTGTCTTAACAACCATTGTAGCAAACACTTTCTTTGCTTCTACTTCTTTCATTAAAGAAAGAATATTCCTGTCTAACATTTTAATTTTCATATCTTTATCTTTTTTTTAGTTTATAATTATTTCAATCTCAAAATTCTTGTGGAAAATTCCACCACCTATATAGAACTTATTTAACATCTATAACCACCTTGAACAAGTGAAAAAACTGATCACTGTTAGGAATATATTCAATAGTGTCAGTATATTCCAAATCAGTAAAATCCATCAAAATATAACTATCACCATAACCATAAATCTTCTTTAATAAAAACTGTTGAGTGTTATACTTAACTTCATCATCATACATAGAAGCATACTTATCATCACCATATTTAACCTGGTTCCCATCATCATCCCACAAATCATCACCACAATGATCCAAAACCATCGCCTGATATTCATAGTCATGAACCTTAACTACTACTTCCATCTTAACACTATTCAAATTACCTAATACTAAATCTAATTTTTTCATATCTTTATATTTTTAATTGTTTAACCTATACATGTATTATTCTAATACAAAACAAAGGTAATCATAATAATTCAATCTACCAAATAATTATTAAACTATTTTCAACTTAATCCAATATATTAGCAATAACATAATTTTCAGTGTCAGAAAACTTGAAAGAACTATAAGCATCCATCTGAACCTTGAATAATTCTGCTGATAATTTAGTCCTTCCAAAACAACCAATCTCTAACATAGAACAATATATAATGACTGCCAAAGCCTGAAAAACAACCCTACTGTCAATATTATATTCCCTACCCCCAGCATCAAATATAGTCACTGATCCCTTCTCATTCATAAAGCAATACCCATCCTTGTAAAAAGGCCTTCCATACATTTTAGAACACATAGCATCAACTATTCTAACAAGGCCTTCCCATTCCATTTTACCCCCTATATACATAGAAACATGAAATGGTGGCATAACTTGTTTAATCTCTTTACCCTTGAATAATTCTGCTGGCGTACCAAAAGCTTCTAAAACTTTCTTAGCACTATCAATTACCTGTTTTTTCATTTTTATAGTTTTTAATTATTATTAATTTTCAAATAAAACAAAAGTTAATCCAAATCTTTCACATACATATTCATCAATATACCAAGTCAATTCCCTAACTAACTGCTTCTTATCATCACTATCAGTCTCAAAATCAATAGGTGCTAAACCCATCAAATCCAATATATCTTCAATAATCACATAAGGATTATCAGAATCCTCAAACTTGTGAATAAGCCACTTATCACCCCTAATATATTCAGCAAAAAATGATAATTCCAAATCATCTAAATATTCTTTCATTAAAATAAGTCCTTTTTCCATATCTTTATCTTTTTTAATTTAACCTATACATGTATTATTCTAATACAAAACAAAGGTAATCATAATAATTCAATCTACCAAATATTTATTGAACTATTTTCAACTTAATCTTATTTATTTTTAACCTCCTTAACCTAACTAAATACCCATCACATAAATAATCTAACATATTATACCCATTTCTTTCAATAAACAAATCTAAAACATCATAATTAAAACAAGAAGTATTATACAAACTATCTAACTTACTACACACCTCTTGCATACAAATAACATACACATAATCATTTCTTACACCACCTTTAATGATCCATTTCTTCAATGGAAGAGCAATTCTATCATTGTCCAATATATCATTGAACTCACTAACAAATGTACCTATATTATGTTCTAACTTAACACAATTACTTAATGTCTGCTTCTTATTCATATTATTAACCTTTTAAGAAATTTCTTACCAATTCACCTTCAAAACTATTCAAATCAACACAATTGTCAATAATATATGACAACATACCAGCATAGACAAATCTATCTACATTTGAAGCAAAGAAACCTTTAATTAACACACTATTATTAATAGATGTCCTTGTCTTATACCCCATATTAAATAGCATCTCATTAAACCCTGGGTAAGCCTTATCAACCTTATTACCAAAGGTGTTTAACATCATACCATAATTACTTAAACTAACTTTCTTACTTGAAGAATTAAAACTGAACTTTTTCATATTATTTATTATTTAATTGTTTAACATCAACATTTCTTGAAACCTAAAAACCCTGTGGAAAAATCACCCTTATATATACTACTAATCACCCCCTTTTCCCCTATGTAATAAAGTCCTAAACAAGTTGGCAATATACTTATTAGTTCTGACATTACCAAATATTTAACACTTTATTTTCATATTTTAACACATTATTTACAAAGAACAATACTCATAACTTGAATACAAAGATACATATAATATTTCATATAACCTAATTATTATAGCTAATAATGTCAAAAAAGTTTAAATATTTTTATATATATTATTTTTTATTTATTGGGTTGGTGTTCCCTTTGTCTATTGGGAAGGAAGGGAAGGGAATTGAATAGAAAATTAACTATAAAACAATCTATTATTTTTATTAGTAGTTTATACCCACTACTATGTTATACCAACTACTGAATATTAATAGATTTTGGGAATTACATTAAGAGATTGAACATATACTCTAAAAGGGTTGATTTCATTGGGTTATAGGGGTAGTGTTGTGTATCAATTAGTTATGAAAGGGTTGATTTCATTGGGTTGTAGGATTGACTAACTTGTATATACAAGTTGGAAACCCTTGATATTAGGGGGTTTCAGGGGGTTTGAAACACCCAGCCCAATATCATATTATAGGACTAATGAGCTTATTTACATATGTAAATAAGTGTATATGTTCTTCTATAAGGTCAAAATGATCCATAACTCACTGATATACAGGTGTATAGGACTTCCCTTAATAGAATAAAGGGAACCTGGTTCTTATGTAGAAGAGGAACAGGCCATGGCAATCTAATCCCCATTTGGACATTGTGTGTAATGAGCATAATACCCTTTAACACCTTCTATTTCAATCAGAAACACCCTTAATTTCAATTATCTTTATAATGTTATATCTACCCCTAACTTTGAGCTTAGATAAGGGATTACTTGGTCTTTGAGATAGAATTTTACTTGTCCTTTTGTTTCAGATGTGATATTAGGTTTATCTTTTTTGGTTCTTTCAAGGTAGTAGAATAGTTTATTTTCTTTGGTAGTGTAGATTCTGGATAGTTCTTTAATATCAAGGTAGTGGTATTGGGAAGATGTTTCACCTGATTTTTTAATTATTACTAATGCGCATTCCATTTTCAATTTCATTTTTTAAAAATTATTTTTTTACAAACCTGTATTACAATATATAGTAAATAATTACAAACCTGTATTACAATTTGGTAAAAATTACCAAAATTCTGGATTAAAGTTGGTCTTTTTACAAACCTGTATTGAAATGAAAAAACCTTAACTAATTGATAGTTAAGGTTTTAATTTTTTAGGAGCATAGGTTTTCCCTAAGCAAATTTTTATTTTAAGAATTGTCTATAAGATTCAAAAGCTTTAATTCTTGCTTCTGCGATTTCCATATATTCTTTTTCTTTTTCAATTCCAACAAATTTATAGTTATTTAGTAGTGCGGAAATTCCTGTTGTTCCAGAGCCCATAAAAGGATCTAATACAATACCATTTTCTGGTGTGATTAAGTTTATTAGGTAGGACATTAATCTTACACTTTTTAATGTGGGATGAATATTCTTTCTTGGTGTAGGTCTGGGTTTATATTTTGAATTATCTTTATCTTGACCTTCATCTCTACCTTTTATTACTTTATCTTCAAAATCATCTAATCCCATATTTCTTTCTTTGGTTGAAGGTTTGGAGCAATAAAAAAATCTTGCTACACTACCTTCATCACCATAACCACTTTCATATTCACCAGGCACTAATCCACCACCAAATGTTCCACCACCATATTGTTTTGGTGTTGCTTTTGGGTTATAACCACTTTTTGTTTTACCTACTTTATCAAATTCTTCCATAATAGGTTCTGAGCCATCATGAATTGTGTTTTTAGGCCATCTACCTATATGATCTTTATAGATTATTTCTTCATCTTCTTTTCTATTTGGTGAGTTAGAAGTTGGTGCTCCACCTGCAAATGTTCCTTTTGGTGAATCATGAGTATTTATTATTTCAGTTCCAATTCTGGATTTGTCTATATTAATAGCACCAGTTCCATATTTCAAAACATTATCTGAAATTGTTTTTTCTTGAATTGGTTTTCTACATAGTATCCATTCTTCATGAGAAGGGGCTAATGCTGTTCCCCAACCTTCCCATTGTTTTGCTTGGTCAGTAGTATTTTCAGTAATAGGTGGAATAAATCTTTCTTGTCCTTTTTGGTAGTTTATATTACCAGCAGCATGTCCTGATTTTTGTGGTTGAGATACACCATAACCAATTACTTTTCTTTCAGCACCTAATTTCTTGTCTATGGCCTTTGAAATATTATGTGATTTAGGGAATCCAGTGGAAAACAAGTGAATAATTTTATCTCTAATTTCAAACCCAGCATTTTCTAAACCCATAGCAGTATAATGACTAACTCTTGGTAATCCCCATACTAATGCATGACCACCTGGTTTTAATACTCTATTACATTCTTTCATTATTTCAGTGAGCCAATTTATCCATTGATCTCTACCACCTTTATCATTATCCCATTCTTGACCCATAAAATTTATAGATGAAGGAGGATCACTCACTATACTATCTACTGAATTATCTGGTAATTTTTTTAATTTTTCTAAACAATCTCCTGTTATTAATTTATAGTTCATTTTTCATAATTGATGTTTTTTTAGGTATTCATTTCTGAGAATTTCAGTTCTATATTGTCTATGTATGATGATTAAGTCAGATAAGATTTTACTTTCTATTTCATCAATATCATCAACATTAAAATCATCTACATCAAATAGTAAGATTTTTAGTTCTTCATTAATGAATTCATTTTCTTCATCAAAGGCAATTGGGTAATACTTTTTCATTATTACTTCTAACTTGTGTGTTAGGTTAGGATAGTTTAGTTTCATTTTCTTTCAATAGTTTTTTAGCAAACTCTACAAATTCTGGATTTGTATCTTTGTAGTATTGTATGAAAAGAAGTAGTTCTTGTTCTTTATACCTTTTTAATCTTTCTTGGGCTTGTTGGTTCATCTTTTTCTTTTAATTTTTTAAATTCCTCTGCTGGCATTTCAGGGAAATAAGATTTTAGGATTTTAATAAATAGACCTTCTGGTGTTGATGTTTTTTCTAAAATAAAAGGAATCATATCTTCTTTAATTTCAGTTACTTTCATTAGTACATAATTTTTATTCATTTTCTTTTTCTTTGTTTTTATCTTCCAGTTTCAATAATCTGATAAGGGAAGTAAGGTCAAGTATGATTCTAAATAGAGAGAATATTCCAAATAGAACCCAAACATACCATTTTACTTTAAGAAGTAAAAGGATTATAAATAGTAGTATTATCATAGTTTTGATTTTATTTTTTCAATTTTCAAATTTCTTTGTTTTATTGATAGTTGTTTTATTAATTTATTTAAAGCATCTACTCTTTCCTGTGTTTTATGTTCAGGTAGAATACTGAATGCGTTGTTAGTCATTTTAATTCTATCTTCTAATTGTCTGATGTTCAAATCTTGTGTTGTGTCCATATATGGTAATGTTTTTAAAATGTATTTATAAAATTCTATTTTATGTTTTTCTTTTATTGACTGTATGTAAATTTTTCTCATCAAAGGTATATATTATTTCAATCAATTCCAAATTAATATATAATAAAATGAAAAAAAAGTTTATAAGTGAATTAAAGAATAAATATACTGGAAGGGTTTTTAGGAATGATATAGTTAATTCTTTATTATGTGGTAGAATATGGAAAGAAGAATTTGTGCCTGAAATGAAACCATTTAGTGTTTATTATTTAGGGAATAAGAAGTGGTTTAAGGATCAACTTTTTTATACAAATTTAGAAGATGGTTTTATAAATAGTTGGTTTAAAAATAAAGTAGATTATTGGCTAAATAGACAGTATTCAGTTGATCAGATTAAATGGAGAAGGGGTAAGAATAGGGATAGGTTAGAATATTATGAAAATTATCAGATAAATACTTATACTACAATGCAAGATTTATATTCTTTACAAGATAGAATTGAAACTTATAGAAGAAGGGTTGCTGCTGATAATAGAAGAAGGGAAGAGAATAGGGTTTTGGGTAATTTTATAATATTTATACATAAAGTAGAAATTCCATATATTATAGAAAGGTATGATGGTGGAATTAATAACTTTATATCAAAAAACAATGCAGTAATTATGAATGATGAAGAAGTTTATTTAAATTTAAGTGAAGAAGATGTAGAAGTGATAAAAGCAAGGTGGTTGAAAGATATAAAGATGGAAAAAAGTATCTTTGCAAAGGCAGTAAATGATAGATTGAAAGTAGATGCTATTGATTTGATGCTAATGTTATTGAAATGTAAGGGTAATTTGAGTGAATGTGCTAGAAAATTGAAGATTTCAAGGCATAATATCAAGTTATTAATAGAAGATAATGCTACTTTATATAAGATATATTTAGAGATAGAAGAGATGTTTTTGGACTATGTTGAATATAAATTGACTGAATTAGTAGATGCTGGTGATAGAAATGCAATTCAGTACTTTCTTAATGCGAAGGGTGGTCAAAGAGGTTATGGATCTTATGAAAGTAGAAGAAGGGTTAATAAAACAGTAAGGGGTGAAGAATTAAGGTCTAATGACTTTGAGATCGCTTAAAAAGAAAAATAATATATATATTTATGATATTAAATGATATGATTTATACTATTTCTGATAGTACTTTGGGGTGGAATGTTGAAATAAAGAAGATAATTGATAGGAATAATGAGATAATTAAACTTACTTTTTTAGACAGTTTTGGCCCTGAAAGTCCATATTTACATGTAAAATTGACAGATAGACAGCTTAGAAGAATAATTCAAAAAAATAAAAATTCAAAATGGCAGGAAAAACTATTGACTATAAAATAATTGTAACTGCAAAGCAAGCAGAGGAAGCATTAAAGAGATTAACCAAAGAATTAGAAGCATTAAAGAAAAAACAAGCAACTTTAACTACTGGTAGTGCTGATTGGAATAAGATGGCTGGTCAAATTGGTACTGTTGAAAAACAAATCAATAAGGTTACTGTTGCAATGGACAAGTTAGGTAAATCTACTGAAAAAACTGGTAATATGTTTGTTAATATTACAAGGTATTTCACTTCTTTCTTATTAGTTCAAAAGGTTACTGCTGCTGTTAGTGATGCAACACAAGCATTTTTACAATTTGAGAATACACTCGCTACTAATAGAGCTTTAATGGGTGATGTTAGTGGAACTGCAATGCCAAAATTAAGGGAACAAGCATTATTACTTGGTAGAACAAGTAAATTTAGTGCTAATGAAGTTGCTGACTTACAAGCAAACCTTATTAAACTTGGTGTAGAAACACCAGAAAAGATAAACACATTAACTGAGGCTATTGTGAATCTTGCTGCTGCTACTGATGAAGATTTAGCTAAGTCAGGTGATGTGTTAAAAAGTATTCTAAACCAATATGGTTTAGATATAAATTCAGCTAAGAAAGTTACTGATATTATGACTACTACATTCCTTCAATCTGCATCAGATTTGGAGAGTTATGCTAATAGTATGAAATATGTTGGTAATAGTGCTGTAAATATGGGATTAAATGTTGCAGAAACTTCTGCTTTACTCGCCCAATTAAGTCAGATAGGAATCAAGGGGACTAGTGCTGGTAATACTTTGAACAATGTTCTTATAGAAATGGCAAAGACATCTTCTAAATTAACAAAAACTATTGGTTTTCAAGTTGAAGGTTTTAATGGCCCAAAAGGTATGATTGCCGCTTTCCAAAAAATTAAAGATTTAGGATTAAGTGTTGGTGATGTATTTGACACAGTGAATATTAGAAGTGCAAGAGGTATTTTAGCATTTGGTGATCAGGCTCAGATTGATAATCTTGTTAGAATGAATGAAGAATTGACTGATATTAAATTAACAGCAGCAGAAATTGCTGAATTACAAATGAATAGTATTACAGGTGATTTAAAGAAACTTGGAAATAATATAGAAACAGTTGCATTACAAATAGGTGGTGTATTAAATAAAAATTTAAGAGAATTTATTGGACTTTTATCAGGTTTAGTTGATGGTATTAGAAGTGTTGGAAAATGGTTAGTTGAACATGATGCAATACTTACAACAATAGGAAAATCATTAAAATATCTTACTTTATGGTATGTTGGTGTTGGTTTAAAGACACTAATATTTTCTAATGCAATAAAGGGTTCAATTACATGGATTATAGCACAAACTATTGCTATTAAAAATGCCACTGTTGCTTTGATGAATTATAATACAATGGGTAATGGTATTGCATCAGTTACAGCAGGATTTAATAAACTTAAAGGTGCTATTGCAGGAAATTGGATGAGTATAGCAGTAATTGCTGGTGCTGCATTAGTTGAAGTTTATAAAAGAGTAAATAAAGAAACTGAAACTTTAATTGAACACCAAAAAGAAATGAAAAAGGGTTTAGAAGATATATTAGCAATAACCAAAACAACTACTGATTTTGAACTTTATGCAAAAACATCTTTAAACCCAGAAGAAACACAACAATTCTATAAAGATTTAGTTGATGATATTTCATCATTAGATAGTCAAATAAAAAGGGCAACAATGTCACTTAAAACTTATGATGAAGAGGCAAAAGGTGAAAATAGTATATTTAATGAAGATTATATTGTTTCAATTACAAAAGGTTGGAAGGATATGGCTTCTGCAACTGAAAGACAAAGTGAGATTATTGATAAATTACCAAAAGGTGATGAAAGAAGTTTCTTAACTGCTTTAAACTGGGCTAATGAACCAAATTCACCAGGAAAACAAACTGCAATGACAGGTGGTGCTAATTTACTTGGTTTTGGTGAATTAACTGAGGAATGGAAAAAAGGAGAAGCACTTCTTGCAGAAAGAATTAAAAGACAATCATTAAAAAGATGGACTGAATCTAAACAAGAAGCAAAAAGAAGAGAAGAAGAATTACTTAAACAACTTATAATTGATGCTAAGAAAAGAAATATAGTATTAAATGGAAGTGGTAATAATTCTTCTGGTGATCCAAAAGATAATCCACAATTAATAGCACTTTGGGAAGAAGCTAAAATTGCAGAAGCAAGAAGACAAGCTCAAAAAGATGAAATTGATTTAATTGATAAGGCTTATGTAACTAAAAGAGCAGCATTAGATTTTGAAATTCAACTTGTACTTGAAAAAGAAAATCTTTATGCTACTGACTTAAAAAATCAATCAGATTACAATGTTGCAAGAGAACAACTTGAAACTGATAGAACAAATAACTTGAAGAAAAGAAATGAACTTCAACAAAAGAAAGAAGAAACATTAATAATTCAAGAAACTAATAAAAGACAAGTTGAATTAAAAAATATTAAAACTGATCTTGAAAATTGGTCAGAATCTTTGGGTGTTTTAGCAGCTGAGAATATAGAAGGTAGTATGTATATTCTTAATGAAGAACTTAAATTATCTTTACAAGAAGCACTTAATTCAATTGATAGTAATGCAGTTAAACAACTTGAAGATGCTCAAAAGAATGAAAGTGAATTAAGAAAAATGTATGAAGATTCAAGACAAGATATGTTGAAAGATGAATTGAATGTATTGAATACTATTTTAAGAAGTACTACTAAAACAGCAGAAGAAAAAGCTATTACTACTGAACAATATGCAGTTAAAACAGCTGGTATTAATGTATATTATAATGGTTTAACAATAAAAGGAAAAGAAGAATTAGCATCAACTGAAATAAAAATAAATAAAACTAAAAATGATGCTATTGATATAGCAAATAGATTATCTCTTGCTAGACAAAAAGAAAATTTATTAAAGCAAAAAATCTATATGGATGATTTAATAGTCCAATATGAACAAAGAATGTCTGCACTTGGTGTTTCTAATAAACCTGGTATTAAAAGTTCTATTAGAGCAAATAAAGCAAGTGAAATTGCAGAAGTTGGTGTAAAAGGTGATAAAAATGGTAAAGGTAAAATACTTGGTGAAGTAGATAAGAGATTAATGGAGGAAGTTAAACAAGTTGGTATGGCAAAAGCACTTGAACTTGACCTTTTTGATAAAGCAGAACAAGAAAAAACTGAAATTTCTAAAAAGTATGCCAAAGAAAGAGCAGCAATATATTTAGAAGAATCACAAAAAGCAATTCAAGCATTCTCTGACCAAGTAGGACAGGTTGGAGAGATATGGGCTATTCAAAAAGATATGGAACAAGAAAGAATTCAAAGTGATTATGATGTTCTATTAAAAGTTATTGATAAAAATCATGAAGAACTACTTACTAAATATGGTTTAAAGAATATTAAAGAAGAAAATATGACTGCTTCTAAAAAGAGAAAATTAGAAAGAATAGAAGCAAAATATGCAGCAGATAAATTAAAAGCAGATGAAGATTTAGCTGCTAAAAATCTTGCCCTTGAAAAAAAGTATGCGGATAAAGAGTTCAGTATCAAGGTTGCTCAGATTGCAGCATCTACTGCACTTGGTATAATGGAAATTTGGAGTAAATGGTCATCATTACCAATTGTTGCAGCAGCAATGACAGCAATTACTGCGGGTTTAGGAGCAGTACAAATAGCAGCAGCAAAACAACAAAGAGATAATGTTAAAAAATTAGAATTTGGTGGTCAAGTAAATGGGCCTTCACATAAACAAGGTGGTGTAAATGTTGAGCTTGAAGGTGGTGAAGTAGTTATAAACAAAAAAGCTGCTTCACTTCCATGGGTTAGAGATTTAGGACTTGCTTTGAATAGTATTAATAACCCTAAAACTAAAACCAATCAAAATATGATGGAGTTTGGTGGTCAAGTTAGAACAACTAGTAGTAAATCTAATAATTCATTAAGTAGAGAAGATGTTCAACTAATTGTCCAAGAGGTAGTTAGTGGTGTAGCTGCTATTCCAGTTGTTAATAATACTATTGAAATGGAAAAGGTTCAAAACAAATTATCAAGAAACATAACCAACACAACTTGGTAAAATTTTATATATTTTAGAAAATTATATATAATAAAAAATAAGGATATTAAACATGAGAAATTTACCTTTTAATTTAGTGAAAGTAAATGAAGATAATACAATTGGTTATTTAGATATAGAAGGTCAGATTGGTGAATCTTTCTGGGAAGAAGGTGTAACCAAAGAACAAATCAAAGATGATTTGGAAATGGTTAAGAAAACTAAATGTTCAAAATTAGTTGTTAATATTAATAGTTTAGGTGGAGATGTAAATCATGCACTTTCTATTTATGATATGTTAAATGAAATGGAAGTTCCAGTAATTGCAAAATTAAATGGTTTTGTAGCAAGTTCAGCAACAATTATTGCAATGTCTGCTGATAGTGTTGAAATGAGTGAGAATGCCTATTTCTTAATTCACAAACCTTGGACTTGTGCTATTGGTAATGCTAATGAGATTGAAAATGAAGTTGATTTTCTAACTAAATTAGAAGGAACAATCAATAATATCTATTCTAAAAAAGTAGATAGAGAAAAAGTAGAAGAATTAATGAATGTTCAAAATGGTAATGGAAAATGGTTGAATGCACAAGAAGCATTAGAGTATGGTTTTGTTGATAGTATCACTATTAAAGATAAAGAACCAGTTTTGAATTCAGTAATTGCAAAATCAATGGGATTACCAGAATTACCAGGTGTTCCAAAAGAAAGTGTTGAAGGAAAAAGTTTCATTAATAAAATGAAAGATAAAATATTTGGTGTGAAAGAAGAAACAACTACTGATGCCATTAATGATGACAATGAAGTAGAAATTACAATCAAAGAAGTTGTTGTAGAAGAAGAAACTACTGAAACAACTGATAATCAAGATGTTATAGAAGAGGTTATAAATGATGAACCTATTCTTTCACTGCAAGAAGAAAATGAACAAAGGTTAGTTGCTCTTGAAAGTAAAGTAAATGATTTGTTCAAACAATTTGAAATAAACAATCAAGTTATTTTGAACTTACAAGGAGAAAAATCAAATTTACTTGAAGAAAAAGAAAAATTAACTAATGTTGTTAGTGATATGGTTATTGAAAAGATAAGCCTTGAAGTAAAGGTTAAAGAACTTGAAGATGAACCATTAACTACTCCAATAAATTTAAGTCCAGAGGGAAATTCTTCTAATGTTATTAAAAGAGAATTAACTCCGGCAGAAAAGCATAAGAATGCTTATGAAAATATGAACCAAGCAAAAAAATACTTGGCAAAAAAATAATAAATTGAATAATGGCAGATAATTTTAATGTAACCCACTTGGGTGAATTTATCAAAGAAGTTTCCAGTACAATCATTTCAGAAGCGTATTTTGGAAAAAACTACATCACATACTTTGATGTGATGACAGGATTAAAAGGCAAACAAAAATTAAACTACTTTGAAAACAACATGGATTTAGTAGCAGACACTTGCGCTTGGACTGGTGGTGGCAACGAGATAGTTTTTACTCAAAGAGAAATTGATGTAGTTGCTGTAAAATCTGAACAAGAACTTTGTATAAGAACTCTTGAAAGAAAATGGCTTGGACAATTACTTAAAAAAGGTTCAAACTATCAGGAATTCCCTTTTGAAGAAATGATCACAAGTGATATGAAGAAACAACTTGCAAAAATGAATGAAGGACTTTTATTTCTAGGCGATACAACAGGTGTAACTTCTACATACCTTGATTTAGCAGATGGTATAGTTAAAATATTAAAAGGTGAAACTACAAAAGTTAATCTTTCAGGTGTAACTACAATCAGTGGTGATACAACCATTACAAATGTTGAAGATAAGATTAATTACATTTGTAGAAGTTTCCCAACAGCAATTAAAGATAAAAATCTTGTAATTTTTACAAGTATTGCAAATTATCTTTTATATGTTGAGTATTTATACAAATCAAACTTATTCCATTATAAAGGTGAAGTAAGTCAAACATTTGAAGTAGTTGTTCCTTTCTACCCTAATTGTAAAGTTGTTGCTGTTGAAGCAATTACTGCAAATAGTTACATTGCAACTGTTGAAAACAACTTTGTAATGGCAGTTGATGCACCAGAGGAATTAACAGCAATTGACTCCAATTATGATTGGAAATCAGATTCACTTTTAACAAGAGCAAGATACAAAATTGGTGTTCAAGTTTATAGACCTGATTATGTTGTAACTCTTGGAGTATAATTTAAGAAATAAAATCTTAAATTAAAATAAAATCTTAAAAAGATAAAAAATAAATAATAAATACTATGTCATGTTTAATTACAAGTGGAATAAATGTAAGCGCATGTAGAGATTCTATCCCAGGAGTAAAAAGATTGATTATTGGAAACTTTGATCAACTTGTATCTTATGATGAATTAGCAGGTGTAATTACAGGAATTACTTTAAGTGGAACAAGTTCCGCATATGAATTCAAAGTTAATTTAAATTCAAGCTCATTAGTTCAAACTCCAACTGTATCAGTTGAAAACAATGTAAGTTACATCACAGCTGTGGTTTCAGCCACATTTGGTAAAATGGATGTATCAAAAAGAAATCTTTTAAAAATAATGATGGCTGGTTCATTGTTCATTATAGTTCAAGATAATAATAATTTATATTGGGCTGTTGGTTTCTCAAAGCCTGCTTACCTTTCAGGTGGTTCATTCTCAACAGGTGTTGGATCAACAGATGCAAATGGACTTATTAGTGAATTTACAGCAATGGAACAGTACCCAGCATGTGAAGTTGATGCTTCAATTATTGCAGGATTATTATAAGAAAACTTAAACTTATTTCTATTTTTATAGTATATAATGTATCTTTTCTTTTGTGTGGTTGAGAATTATTTGGGTGTATTTACAATTAGTAAATACACCCATTCTTTTTAATATATAATTCTATGACATTAGATGATTTTTTTATTTCTAATTACACAAGAATTTTTTCTTTTGCTAAAACCTATTCCAAAGATAAGGATCCAAACAATATTGATGATATTGTTCATTTCACAATTGATTATTTTTACTTTAAAAGTAATAAGAAAAAGATAGACCAATTATTAGCAGATGGTAAGATGGGTAATTATTTTTATTCTTCTTTGAAAACAAACTTCCAATCTAAAACAGCACCATATTATAATCAAACAAAGAAAAAAATTGAAAATGAGATTTGTTCTTTATTTGATGAGGAATCTGAAAATGAAAATTATCAAAATAGTTTAACTGAACAAGAATATGATTTAGACCAAGATTATTTAATTAGTTATAAGTATGATACAGTAATAAAATTACTACATAGTGAATATGTTAAAAGTAAATTCAATAATGTAGAACATTATGAGTATGCAAAGAAGATATTTCTACTTTTTGTAAATGAAGAAATGTCATTAAATCAAATTTCAAAGAAAACTTCTATTTCACTTCAAACAATCAACTGGAACTTTAAGAAAGTAAGAACAATAATAATAAATATATTAAAAGATAAAGATAAATTAAAGGAACTACTTCCAGATGTTGATTATAATAAAATCACTGAAAGTATAGACCCTAAAAAAACAAACACATTCTATATGGACTACTTTACAATATTAAATGAATTCCAAACTTACTTACCAAATGTAAAATCTTCACTATTGAAGAAAGCAGCATCAGCCAAATCTAAATACCTTTCAAATGGAACACCAAGAGAAAAATTATATGTTGCTATTGATGTGTATAATCATTACATTAAAGCAGCAAATATAGTAAGTGATAAGAAAACAGCACAAGAAAGAGTTAATCTTTATGTTGAATACATATCACCTAATACCACTGTTTATAATAATATTAGTTGTAGTACTTGTATGGATTTTATTACAAGACAAATAATATATATAATAGAAAAACATAAGGTTGAAATCAACACCTTTGAATAAAAACTAATCTTTTCTAATATGGGTATTGATGAAAGAGCTGAGTTCATTAAAGAATTTAAAGAAATATTACATGACCATGTTGCTGGTATAATAGCACAAAATGATGCAAAGAATGATGTAATAATGGCTAATTCAGATTTAATAATTTATAAGTTAGACCAAATTGAAATACAGACAAGTAAAACAAATGGTTTTGTGGCAAAAAATTTAAAAGATATTCATGACTTACAGCTTGAAAATCAATTCATTAAGAATGAACAAGAAAAAACATTATTACAAACAAAGAGTGATTTGAAAGAACGTGTAAGTGGTTGTATAAGGGGTAAGAATTTAGATGATAGAGTTATTAAGTTGGAGAATGAAAATGTGACAATGGAAAAATTAAGGAAAATGATGATACAATTATTTGCTTCTTCTGCTGCAATTGCTGCTGTAATAGGGGTAATATATAAAATATTTTTTGAATAATGGTAAATAACTATGACAAAGGTAAGTTTAGATTTAGTGAAACATTTAATAATGATTCAGGAAAATCCAGTGGATCAGGTATGATAGGGGTTTTAGGGGGAATAGTTGGTCTAATTGGTTTTTTAGTTTGTGTAGTTGGTTATTTATTTCAAATTCCAAACACATTAGAAATGATGACAAATGTAATTTTATTAATGGGTATAGTTTCAACATTACTTTCAGTAAGAAAAATTACTGCTGGTTTAAAAAAAGAAGATGAAGTATAATGGCAATTTGTAATATAAATAGTGGTATAGATATAAATGATTGTAAATCAATGTCAGGGATTGTTAAATTATTAATAGCAAACTGGGATGATGTAATTAATTATACTGAAAGTGATGGTATAGTTACTGATGTTGTTTTAAAGCCTGGAAAATGTTTCTTTGAATTTATTCCAAATCTAAATAGTGGTTCTTTAACTGAAACACCAATTGCGGATGAAAATCAAGTTCATTGGAATAAATTAGTATCATTTAAATTAGGTAGAATAACAACTACAACTATGGAATTTGTAAGAACATTTAATTCTGGTAATTTCATTGTAGTTATTCAAGATAATAATTATCAATATTGGATTATGGGTTTAAGTAGAGCTGCTTATATGAATAATGGAACATTTAATTTTGATGAAGGTGTTCTAGTTGAAATGACAACTAATGAATTATACCCTTCTTATTTAGTTAGTGATTTGATTATCAGTGATTTACTAATACCAATTTTTCCATCATTTCCATTAGTTTATGAAATTACAATAACAAGTCCAGTCACAACATTAACTATTCCACATTTAAGTGGTTATGTTTATAATTATAGAGTAGAATATGGTGATGGTGGAACAGGTAGGGTTACAAGTTGGAATGATCCACAATGTTCTCATACTTATGTAAATACAGGAACATATACAGTTACAATAACTGGTAGATGTGATACTTTTTATGTAAATAATGGAAATACTGATGGGTATAATTTAGCAATTACAAAAATAATAAGTTGGGGAAATGTATAAAATAAATTTAAGGGGTTGTACTAATTTAACATCAATACCAGTTGATACATATAGTGGTTTAACACCAATGGTTTCTTTTATATCTTCATTTGAAGGATGTACTTCTTTAAGTGGTTATGTTCCAGAATTTTGGGTTGATTTTCCAACAGCAGATGGAACTGATTGTTTTAGGAATGATGTTAGTGTAACAAATTATTGGGATATTCCAGTTAGTTGGGGTGGCCCTCCACCACCAATGGTATTTGATATAAATGTAACTGTAAGTGGAACTACTTTACAATTACCTTTGGAAGATAATTCCAATACTGAGGTTTATAATTTTAGTGTATTATGGGGTGATGGTAGTATAAATGCTGTTACTGGTTATAGTGATACAAGAGCATCACATACTTATGATGTTGGAACTTATCAAGTTAAGATTTATGGAACTTGTCAAAAGTTTAATACAAGTGCTGCATTAGGTAGTTCTTTAAAACCACTTCTTACAAAAGTAGTGAGTTGGGGATTAACAAATTGTTATTATTTTAACTTTGGTGGGTGTTATAATTTAACTGAAATACCAACTGATACATTAGGAAGTTGGTCAAATATAGAATGGTTGGCTGAGGTTTTTATAGGTTGTTCTTCATTAATTTCTATTCCTTCTGGACTATTTGATAATATAACAAAATCAAGTGTAATTACAGTAGAACAAATGTTTGCTAATTGTACTTCTTTAACATTTATACCTTATGGTTTATTTGATAATTTAATTTATCTAACTGATTTTTATGCAACATTTAAAAACTGTGCTTCTTTAATAACTATTCCTTCTGGACTATTTGATAAGAATATTCTTGTTAATAATTTTAATTCTACTTTTTATAATTATAATGATGGAAACTTTGGTGGAATTAAAACAATTCCAGATGATTTATTTAAGTATAATGTTAATGTAATTTATATGTATGATTGTTTTCTTTATGCAACTGAATTAACTTCTATACCTTCTGGACTATTTGATACTCTTATAAATGTAACTTCTTTCCAAGATTGTTTTTCTTGGTGTTGGAATTTAACATCATTACCAACTGGATTATTTGATAATTGTGTAAATGTAAATAATTTTGAATATACTTTTAATGGAAATATTAGTTTAAGTGGTTATACTGATTCTATATGGTTAGATTTTCCAAGTGCATCAGGTACAGGTTGTTTTCAGTATGATAGTGGCTTAACAAATTGGGAATATATTCCAGTTAGTTGGGGTGGCCCACCATTACCAATATTAACAGGTAGTACTGTTGATGATTCAAGTATAAATTTAAGTTGGAATTATTCATATATTAATAATGAAATAATAGAAATATATTATTCATTTGATGATATTGTATATGGTTTAGTAGATACAGTAGATAGTGGAACTACAACACATACTATCTATTCACTTGAACATAATACAATTTATTATTTTAAAATAAGAAATTATAATGGTACTTTATATTCAGAATTCTCAAATGTATTTAGTGGTCAAACTGATCCTTGGATATTTGATGGTTTAGTATCTTATTATAAATGTGATACTATTGATGGTACAATTGTATATGATAATATTGGTAATAATGATTTAACAAATAATGGTGGTGTATTAACTACTGGATTGATAAACAATTCTATTGATTTGAATGGTAATAAAACATTAGATGGTACTTCAACTATGTTTAGTTATGAAAAAACTAATTCATTTTCAATATCATTATGGATTTATGGTTGGTTTGGGTATAATACTACTTATGGTATTTTAAATAAATTTTTAAGTGGTTTCAATAAAGGTTACACCATATATTATGGTAATAATCAAATATATATGGTGTTTTGGGATGGGAATAATGGTGAATTAAAAGTTAGTACTACTTATAATTATATTTATTCTAATTTTACAGGAATTGATAATAAATGGAATAATGTAGTATTTACTTATGATGGTAGTAATACTAATAATGGTATGAAAATATATTTTAATAATGTATTAATACCATTAATATATTATGGTAATAATTTAAATGGATCAATTGTAAATACAGCACCATTTAGAATTGGTTATGAAGGATGGAATAGTTATTTAAATAAAAAAATAGATGAGATTGGTATGTTTGATAAAGTAGTTGCACCAAAACAAATTGATTTAATATGGAATAATGGAAGTGGAAGAACAATCACTTTACAAGATATTTCACTTGAAATAGATAGTGTTTCTTTTAATACTGTAAATTTAAGTTGGGATTATGTAAATAACCCATTAGATTATGTTACAGTTAAGAAATCAATTGATAGTGTTAATTTTACAACAGTTGCAATTACTGAAAGTGGTGCAACTTCATATCAAGTTAGTGGTTTAACTAATAATACATTATATTATTTTAAAGTATTTACAAGTAGTGGTTCAACAAAATCTAACATAGTAAGTGGTTATACATTACAAGATATATCATTAACTACCAATTCAATTTCATTAAATGAAGTAGAATTAAATTGGAGTTTTAATGATGTAACACCTGGTTATGTTCATATAGAAATTTCAACTGATGAAATGAATTATACTGATATTTATACAACAAGTAGTGGTGCAACTTATTATTTAGTTAGTGGATTAACAATGAATACACTATATTATTTTAGAGTAAGATCAAGTGGAACAACATATTCTAATTATTCAAATGTATCAAGTTCATTAACTTGGCAATATGTTCATATTGAAACTGTTACACCTAATACTGGTTATTATATTACAAATTTCCCACTTAATATAACTGTTTCAAATACAAACATAACTGATAATTTTTATGTGGTAGTTAGTTGTAGTGGTTATACCAATTATTCTTTTACAGGAACAACAACTGGTATAACACATGGTAATAGTTACACTTGGACATATACAAATAGTTTTTCAGATTTAGGAAATAAAGTAATAAATATAAAATTATATGATGATAGTAATGTGTTATGGGATGAAGTTAATCATAATGTAGATGTTATTTATATTCCAGCTAATATAAGAATAAATAGTAGAACTATTGGTGCTGGTAGTTGTAGTATTAATGTTACTAATATTGGTCAATTAACTGCTTATCAAGTACATGTAAATAATATAATAAATGCTTATGCATTTACATATCTTGGACACGCATACCAAACAACTCCTTATAGTTCAATGTCATATACAAATATAGCACCTGGTGGTAGTGCAACAATCAGTGTTTCATATGGTATTCATGCTTATAGAAGTGCAACAACAGGCACAAACCCAGTAGGTGTTTCAGTTACAGCACGTGTTTATTATTCTGATTCTATGGCACCTTCTTGGCATTCAAATAGTACAAGTGATAATGTTTATATTTATGGTGGAGTAGAATGACCTACTTATTTTAATATATAACTTTTATGAGAGCAAAGTTTCACCCAGGTCAATTAAGAGTATGGAATGAGATACAATCTGATTTTGAAAAAGGTGTCAGGCATTTCACCATTATTATGCCAAGACAATGGGGGAAGTCATTCATGTTCAAGATGTTAGTAATTCATTGGGCAACAAGAAAAGTTGCTTACCCTATGCTTTGGGTTTCACAGTACCTTTCCAATTCGCGTATGGTAATGGAGGATATTGTAGATTTAATACAAGATGAACCATTTTATAAATCTTCTAATAAACAAGATATGAAGATTACTTTCAAGAATGGAAGTATAATTAGATTCAGAGGAGCAGATAATGTTAAGAGTATCAGGGGTTTAAGTAATAGGGTTGTATTTTTAGATGAGGTTGCATTCTTTCCAAATTTAGATGATACTTGGAATAAAGTAATTAGACCAACTACTCTTGCACAGCCTGATCCCCAGATATATTTAATATCAACACCAAATGGTAGAAATTTATTTTATGATTTTGCATTAAGAGGTAAATCTGATAAGTACCCTACTTATGGCTATTATTCAGGTGCTTATACTGAATCACCTTATGTTGATTTAGAAGAAATAGAAAATGCAAGAAAGGAATTACCTGTTGATGTATTCAGACAAGAATATATGGCTGAATTTTTAGATGTTAATCTTGGTGTATTTAGAAATGTAGATGCTTGTTCTACTTTAATGGAATGGGTTCAGCCAATTTATGGTGTAAGGTTTCATGCTGGTGTGGATTTTGGTAGAAGAAATGATGCAACAGTAGTTACTGTTGTAGATGATAATGGTAGAGTTTGTTATATTTGGAAAAGTGAAGTTGGAATGGGTTGGGATGAAATTGTAGATAATGTAGTAAAGATATTAAAAAGATATAGGGTGTTTCATTGTTATGCTGAGAGTAATGCACAAGGTGATGTATTGGTGGATCAGATTAGAAAACAATTCCCAAGAGTAGATGGTTTCTATACAACAAATGATAGGAAAAATGATTTGGTTGAAAACTTGAAATTTGCACTTGAAAAGAAAATAATGATACTTCCACATAAAACTTTGTATGAAGCATTATACAATGAATTAAATAGTTTTAGTTTTAAAAGAACACCAGCCGGTAATAAAATTAAATATGGAGCAGAAGAAAATAAATTTGATGACCATGTATTAAGTTTATGTTTTGCTTGGCAAAGTGTAAGAAAACATGCAATGTTAGGAAATTATACAATGATGTAAATATGAAAATAAACAATAAAGAATACAAACTACCAGAAAGTTTGAAAGATATTAATTTAGAAAAATATCTTGGACTTGTTAAGATCATTAACAAAGAATATGATAATGAAATGTTTAAGACAATAGAAATACTTTCAGTATTAACTGAAATACCTGTTGATGATATTAAATATAATGAAATCAGTATGTTTATTGATATTCAAAGAAAATTAACTTTCTTACAAGAACTTCCAAACAATGATGTTCCAGAATCTTTCAAGATTGATGGAGTTGAATATAAAACTATTAAAAACCCAAGTGAAGTAAAAACTGGGGAATTTATTGATTTGCATGCTTTAACAAAAGATGAAAAGAAATTATATGATAATCTACCTATGATTTTAGCAATTTTTTATAGACCAGTTGTAGATGGTAAAAGAGTTGATGATTATGCAACTGCTGATACTGAAAAAAGAAAAGAATTATTCTTAAAGAAACTAACCACTGATAAAGTTTTTGGTGCAGTGTTTTTTTTTCTAAACTTGCGACTGGTGTTCTTGACCCTTATAAACAAGTACTCTTCAAACAAAATGAAGAAGATGTAGAAGCAGAAGATGCTTTCACAAAAGCACAAAATAAACAAATTTCTAATTTTGAAGATGATTTTTATGGGAATTGGGGTTTCTTACATAACTTATATCAAATAACAAATAAAGATATTAGACAAATAGATATATGGATGGCTAAACCTGCTTTTGAATTTTTGAATATGGTGGTATATCAAATACAAAGTTCCAAATTGGAAGTAGCTCAGATGAAAAAGGTTTAGTTAAATCATATAAAAATTATATATAATAATAGAAATTAAAACAAATAACATACAAATATGATAATAATTGATATTGACATGACAGTTTCACTAGTTTTTAATGGTGATTATTCTGGTGTAACTGGTACAACCACATTAAAACTGGTAGATAAGTCAAATAATACTAGTGAAAACTACCCATTAACTGATATAATATCAGGTACATTAAGATATACTGAATTTTCAATTACAGGTTTCACATCATTACTTGAACCAGGTCAATACTTTTATGAGTTTTTATTTAATGGGGAAGTAAAAGATAATGGAATATGTAAAGTGATTGGAGATAAATTATCTTTACCAATATACATAAATTACTTACCAGAATTTCTGGTATATTTAAAATAAATAATTTAAAATGGCAAAACAAGTAAAACCAATAGTAGCACCAACAAAACCAGTTGATACTAAAACACAAGAACCTATTATGAATTTAGAAGGTTTTAAGATGAGTGAAGTTTATCAACCTTATATTTTGGAACAACCAACAACAGATTGGGTTAAATGGGATAAAGATAATTTATTTTCAGATGAATTAATAAATGGTTTTAATAATTCACCAATACATAATTCTATTACCATAACTAAAAAGGAAATGAGTAAAGGTAAGAGTATAATGATTGAACCTGATAAGAAAGGTTTATTTTCTTTTTTATCTTCTAATAAACATAGACCTACCCAAGATTTTATTGATAAAGCAAATTCAAATGGTGAAAGTTTGATGGATGTTCTTGATAAAGTTTTTCTTGATTACTATGTATTTGGTTCTTCTTATATTCAACCTGGAATTACAAAGGGTGGTAAGTTAGAAATTTATCATATTCCAACTGATAGGGTTAGGGTTAATAAATGTGAGCAAACTGGTATTATTAAAAAATATTGGTTTTCAGCAGATTGGCATCAATATAGAAAAGATGAATATAAACCTGAAATGATTCCAAGATTTGATTTTAAAAATCATGATTTTAAATCAAAATCATTATTACCTATTGTTCCTTATAGGTCTGGTAATTTCTATTACCCACTACCTGAATGGTATTCAGCAATGAACTGGATTAAAATTGATGGAATGATTTCAAGATTTCACATGAGCAATCTCCAGAACGGATTATCTCCTTCATTATTAATACAAATGAACCAGGGTGTTCCACCAGAAACTCAAAGAGCAGAAATAAAAAAGAAGATAGAAGATACATTAACAGGAACTTTTAATGCTGGTAAGTTTTTACTATTATTTAATGATACAAAAGAAAATGAAGCAACAATAGAACAACTTAATGCAAATGATTTAGATGCTCAGTTTATCTTGTTGAATGACATGGTGTTACAGAATATTATTACAGCTTCCAGAGTAACATCACCACTTTTGTGCGGCATTAAAGCAGCAGGACAACTTGGAACATCAAATGAACTTGTAAATTCTTTTGAATTATTTTATAATTCAGTTGTAAAACCAGTTCAAATAAAAGTAATGACTGAAATAAATAAATTAGGTTCATTGAATGGACTTAAAAATATGGTTATTGAAACTTCTGCTCCAATTGATTATGTATGGAGTGAATCTATTTTAGGTAAAATCTTGACTATCAATGAGATGAGAAAAGAAATTGGTAAAGAGCCAATGGAAGGACAAGATATATTGATTGATTACAAAAAGGAAACTAAGGATGTGCCTAATACAAATACTGGTAAGAGTGCAAATAATTAAAAAATAAATAAATAAAAATGAATAAATTATACATAATTGGTGCTCAATACATTAAGGACAATTCAGAACTTTATGATAATGTTGAAGAGAAATTTATTAGTAGAACAATACTTTCCAGTCAAGATATTGATCTTCAAAATCTATTAGGTACTGAATTATACACTATTGTTCTATCAGAACTTTATCAATATAAATTAACTGGAACAACAATATCTACAAGAATTAAAACATTAGTAGATGAATATTTAGTTCCAATGTTATTATATTCAGTATTAAGGGATGTGGTGCCCTTCATGGTTTTCAAGATGACCCCAGCTGCTGTTGGTATTAATGATAATAATGTTAGTAATAATTCAACTACTTATCAGACAGTAGCTTTATTTAGAAAAGAATATGATACTAAATATCAACACTATTTATCAAGAGCAAGTAATTATTTAACAGTAAATGATACATTATACCCTGAATGGGCTTTGTTAGATTCAAATGGAAATGTTCAAAATATGGCACCAAGTAAGAATATAAATTATTTTGGTGGAATACAACTTTAAAAAATAATAATTAAAATGAATTATATTTTATTTATATTAATGTGTATGGGAATAAGTTATTCAATTTCAACTGAAATGGTTACTATTGGAATTAGAAGTTGGATTAAAAAGAAATCTAATTTTCTTGGAGATTTAATTTACTGTCCTATTTGTACTGGGTTTTGGGTTGGTTTAATTCTTGGAATTTGGATTACACCTTTATTCTTTCTTGCTGATGGATTTATTATCTTAATGTGTATCAAGATATTAGAAAAAATAACAATGAACTATGGTAATAAGTTTTAAAGATATAGTTAATTCTATTAGTGGTGTATGTATGAGTCATGCACAAGTTAATCAGTTTCAATATGGTGATTTAAGAAAAGATATGGTAGAAAACTTATTTAACTACCCACTTGTTTTTTTGAGTGATGGTGTTTCAAAAATAGTTGGAAGTGAAATGGAATTAAATTTCATAATTTCAGTAATGGACAAGATAATAAGTAGTGATATAAATGAATTAAATATAATTTCAAATTGTTTAACTATTGGTACTGATATAATTGGTGAATTACAATATAAAAGTGAGAACTATTATTTAGATTATTCATTTGTTGAAATGACACCATTTGTAGATAAGTTTCAAGATGAAGTAGGTGGTTGGATGTTTAAGGTGACTATTAAAGTTCATGAAGCATATAATTCTTGTGATGCTCCATTCATAAAATAATTATTAAAAATGTTTGAAGAATTAAGAAGGCTCATTGATACTTATGGTAAAGATACTGTTAATCAAATGATTACTGATTTAGCATCACACCCTAATAAAGAAAAATCAAGATTATATGGTATATTAAAAAATTCTAATCCAACAGCAACAACTGATATGGTTTCAGTTGTTAATTGGGTTTTACAATTACCAGAATATGCTGAATTAGTTGAAAAAGGTAGAGCACCAAATAATTTTCCAACAAGAACTGAAATTAAAAGTTGGGCTGTTCATAGGGGATTACCTCTTGATGGTACTGATATAGATGAATTTGTTGGGAAAGTAAGAGCAAAAATTGGATTAGAAGGTTTAGACCCAGCACCATTTTTAGGCTCATTTGATGATCCAACAAGGCTTAATGAGTTAGAAAAAAACTTATATATAATTGTAGGTAAATGGATTGATGATACAATCATCATATAAAAAACAATAACATAAAATGAGCATCTCAATTCTTCAAAATATAACTGATTTAAGTTTGGTTCATGACCAAAACCCATTAGTCATTAGATCAACATATTCTGGTGAAACAAATTTCTACTACCTATACTATATAATTGATATTGATGGAGTTGTGAGTTCATTAAAACAAAGTCCTAACCCAGATGGTTTAGGTATATTCAACCCAAACATAATTTCAAAGTCAAAAGTTAGTTATAATTTCAATCATACATTAACTGGAATAACAACATCAAATGGTGAGGTTTATAGGTATAAAGTTAATTATGGTGATGTTAGTGATGGTAGTTATGATGCTGCAATTACACCAACTAGAATAATAACAAATATAAATGGTGTTTCCAGAAATATAGAATATAGTAATAGTGCTTACAATTATGCAATGTCCTCATCTTCTTCTAAATTTTTAAGTGATTGTAATGGTAGAGAAATAGACATACAAAAAACTGATTATTATATTTTATCTTTTATTAATGGTTATTCACATGCACACTTTTCAAGTTTAGTTAAAACTATTAACTTTGAATTTAATGTAAATGGTTCATTAACAACATGGTATTTAGTTAATCCTGAATATAATTATTCAGTTTCAGATTTTTCTTTTAGTTCCCAAGATGATAAGGTAGTAATGAAAGTAGGAGTTGGTCCAATGAACTTAAAAGGTTCATTATTAAGAAATAGTGTTGGACATACAGTAATATTAACTGATAGTTTTTTTGATAGTTTAACATCTTATAGAGTGTATGCTAAGAATGATAGTGGAACAGTAATATCTCAAAGTGTTACTTTCAATATGGATTGTAGAAGATATTTGAATAAATTCCAAATCTTCTATATGAATAGTGTTGGTGGTTTTGATAGTTTAACATTTAATAATGGAAACTGGGAAGATTATAGTGTTAAGACACAAACATATAGAAAGAGTAATATGGGAATGGTTGGTAATAATTATACTTATACAAATGGTAATAGAAGTTTAACAACATTAAATAGACAAATTGAAAAATCTTTAACTGTGAATACTGATTTTAGTATGGATGAAGATATTGTTTTAAGTTTAATGTTAAGTTCAACACATTATTTAGTAGATGGTACAACAATAATTCCACTGGTAATTGATACTGAGAAACATAGAAAGATAGATTCTAAACAATCTATTTTAAATTCTTACCCTATTACTTTTAATTATTCAAATAAAACTAATACTAATGTCTAATGATCCAAATACTTGTAAAAAATCAAGAACTTGATTTAATTGATGAAGAAGTAATTCAACTAACTAACTCTATTCAAGATATTAGAAATGTTGGAGAGAAAACTACTTTATATTCACAAACAATTCAAATACCAGCTTCAAAAAGAAATCAAGAAATTTTAGGTTTTCTTAATAACCCTTTGGTTTTCAATGACTTTGATGTAAATAAAAAAACAAGATGTTCTATTACAATTGATAGTATTTCAGTTGTTGATTGTGATATTCAAATTTTAAATGCTTATTTTAATAATGGTTTTGAATATTATGAAGCATCTTTACTTGGTTTAAATAATGATATTTTCAATGCAATAAGATTAAAGTATTTAAATGAATTAGATTGTACTGAACTTGACCATACTTATACTAATAATAATATTTATAATAGTTGGACTGGTGCAACTGGTTCAACATATAATTATTTCTACCCTTATATTGAAAGGGGTCAAAATTATAGTTTAGAAGAATTACAAGATACTGGTGCAACAGGTTGGGTTTTAGATAGTGCATATACTTGGACACCAGCATATAAGGTAAGATATATTTTTGATAAAATATTTGAAGATGTTGGTTTTACCTTTGAAAGTTCATTTCTTGAAAATGATGTTAATTTCAATAATTTATATTTACCTTTTGTAAATGACCCAAGAGGTGCTGCTGAAAGTTTAGTAGAAGCATATGATGTTGGACTTAATATGAGAATGGAAAATGATGTGGGGTGGTATTTTAGTAATTGGGGTTGGTCAATAAGAGTTAATCATAGTGATGCTGGAAGAACATTAAATACAAATAATGATTGGAAATGGTCTGCTACTGAATATTCTGGTCCAAGTGAAAACATTCCATTTTATCTTGATGTTCCAGCAACAGGAACTTGGAAAATTATAGTAACAGGAAGGACAACAGTAGATGCTAATCCTTACCCTGATACTGATGATACATTTACTTTTATTGCTTATAATGGAACTGCCGATACTTTCATATTAAAAGATGAAGAAACATTTACTTGTAGATATAATGCAACAGGTCAAACTGAAATTCAATTTGATGCAAGTAAAGGTGATATAATTTACTTTACTGGTTGGAATAATTATTTCAGTCAAGAAATGACAACAGGTATAATAACTGGTGGCAGTACCCATGTTCCTGATATTACTTTTGATAATACAATTTGTTATAATATAAAATTCATTCCAGTAAAAACTGATATAATAAAGAACTTTTCTACTATTGAGTTTCATTTAATGATTGGTGAAATGTATCAAAGTGATTTTATTAAAAATATAGTGAATATGCATAATTTATTTTTTGAAAAGGAAAGCTTTTCAAATCATTATATTATTGAACCAAGAGATACTTACTATGATCTTGGTGTTGAAAAAGATTGGTCTGATAAATTTGATTTAGGTAGTCAATATAAATTATCTTATTTTAATGACCTTGATACAAGAAAATACACATTTACTTACCAACAAGATTCTGATTATGATAATACAACATATATGGACAAGAATTTAAGTAAAGTTTTTGGACAAAAAGAAATTGAAATGACTAATGAATATTCTACAACTGATACAACTGTATCATTAACTTTTAGTCCAACAATATGTCAGCCAATAGAAGGTAGTGAAATGTGGGTAGTTCCACAAATGAGGGACGACTGGAATACAACATATACACATACTGAACAAGAAAATAAATTACTTAATAAATATAATATGAGAATATTATATAGGAATAAAACTGGTAGTTTAAGACAAAGACAAAGTGAATTATATAAATTCAATGGACATACTATGTTTTATCTTTACACTTTAAATCACTTCAGTGAAAGTTATAATAGATATTCAACTTTTGCTAATATAGTAGATTGTAATTTTGAAACATCAGGACTTACTTATATATTATATCAAAATAGAACACCAAGTGAAAAGAACTTATTCAACTTGTATTGGGCTAAATACATAAATTATATTAATGATAAAGATACTGAAATATTAGAAGGTTATTTTAAGATAAGTTATTTAGATTTTATTAGTATGAAGTTTAATGATAAAATATGGATTGATGAATTCAAATGTTGGTGGAATATAAATAAGATATTATCATATCAAATCAATACTTCTGAATTAAGTAAAATAGAATTAATAAAAGCAAAGATTGGTGGAGTTGGTGAAGAGGTAATTACTTTTTCTAACTTTGCTCAATCACAAAATATAATGATGGGTGAAGATTTACCAATTCAAATAACAGCAGCAAATAGAAGTAGTATTTATACATCATCTATTTCTGGTTGGTTTGAATTTCAAGGTAATTTATCTTTTTATAATGAAAAACTTATTCCACTTGCAAGTATGGTTATTGATGGTGGTACAGTTAATAATCTTACACCAGGTGAATATGAATTAATTATTGATGGTGATTTTTATTCTGGTGTAACTATTAATGTGTTAAATTATTTAACAGGTGCTTCTACTGGTATAACACCAACAACAACATGGGGTGGTGATTTATTAACATTTTATTTTACAATTACTAACCCAAACAATGTAGAAATTTTAGCAACTGATTATCAAATAGTATTTGTTTCTTATTCTGATAATGGAATAAATGCTTATGATTTTGGTGCTTGTAGTAGTTATACATTAGCACCTGGTGCAAGTCATGGTGTTACAGGAACAACTGTTTCAGGTAGTGATTGGACTACTGGAATTAAAATGATTAAAATTCAAATTGTTCAACCATTTTCCACAGTAGGTAATCTTGATTTATGTCATATACATTATGAATATGTTAATTTCCCAGTTACAGTTACTTCATTTAGTCCTAATATTTTATATCCTGGTGGTGTAAATACTATTAGTGCTACATTTAGTAATACAGGTGTTGGAACATATACAATTCCAAGAGTTGTTTGGGATTGTTTAATGAGTGGTACAACTTATAATAATTTAGACCAAAGTAATATTAATGTATCACCTGGAACAAGTGTAATAACATTCCCATTCAATGTAAATGCAGCAACAACACAATCACTTTCAAGACCTTTAAATGTTTCTATTGGAGATGGAACAAATTGGAAATATTACAGTGAAAATGTAGAAATTATAGCAGCACTTTATACAAATAATGCAACTCATGTTGCTCCAGTAACAGGTGGAACAACAGTACAAAGAGTTCATTTCCATTTGAATAATAATAGTTTAAGAACAATATTGGCAAGTGAATATACATTGACAGTAGATTATTATTCAGATTTCAGTGGTCATAATTTAGCATTTACATCTACATTAACTGAATTAGATATAAATAGTGGAAGTTTTCAAGATTATACTGATATAAATATTTTACCTGGTAGTTGGACACTTGGTAATAAGAGATATAGTGTATTCATAATACAACCTGGTAGAACAGTAAAAACACTTTTATATTATGGTACTTATTATTATTATCCAGATCCTTTACTTTAATCATTGAAAAAATATATATAATAAAAAAAGAAAGAATAATATGAAACAATTTAATAATGTGACTATCTATGAAAAAGATAAATCAATTTTACAATTTATTACTTACACTATTCCTGCTTATGATAAAGGGGAAATAGTAAAGATAGATAATGTTCCATACAAAATAAAGAGAATACAACATCATTTATTTGTTAAAGATAATGGACAAAGAATAGATACACATTTAGATGTATTTGTAAGAAAATTAATCTGGGGGTTATATTAAAAAAAAACTAAATATAAATGACAAATAATAAATATTATCATGCAACTGAAATTTTCAATAGAGTTTTTAATAGTGGTGGAACATTAACTGGAAAGTATGATACTGATGCTGCTATTCTTAATGCTGTTTTTGATGAAACAAAAGATGCATTAAATATAGTTTCAAAAGTAGAACTTATTGATACAACTATTAATAATTTAGTTGTAAATGAAAACCTTACAGTTATAGGTGATTTATATGTTAGTGGAACTTCTTATTCAGTTATAAGTGAAGATGTATTAGTTGAAGAAACACATTTAACTTTGAATTTTGGTGAAATTGGATCAGGTGTTACTAATAAAACTTCTGGTTTAATTATTGATAGAGGACAAGCTACTGATTTTCTTATAGAATTTGATGAAATTACTGATACTTTCAGAGTTGGTTTTAGTGGAGATACAAAAGAAGTTGCTTTGAATGAAAACTTAACAACTGAAATTTCAAGTAGAATAAGTGGTGATGATTCTTTAATGGTTGTAATAAATAATTTACCTGGTGTTAGTGGTATTATGAGTTTATCTACTTCTATACAAAATGAGACATCATATAGAATACAAGGTGATGTGAGTTTATCAACATTAATTTCTTCTATTCCAGTTTTTGATGATAGTAGTTTATCTACTTCTATACAAAATGAAATATCAGATAGAATTAGTGGTGATACATCATTGAGTTTAGCAATTTTAAATATACCAACTGGTTCAACATATGATGACACATCACTTTCAACTGCATTATCAAATGAGATAGTAAATAGAATTAGTGGTGACACATCACTTTCAACTGCAATATTAAATGTTAATCCAACAAGTTTATCAATAGCATTAGTTAATGAAATATCAGATAGAATTAGTGGTGATACAAGTTTATCAACATTAATTTCTTCTATTCCAGTTTTTGATGATAGTAGTTTATCTACTTCTATACAAAATGAAATAAGTGATAGAATAGTAGGTGATATAAGTTTATCAACATCAATTTATGGTAAAGTATCTTTAAGTGGTACTTCTCAAACAATTAATTCAGATATAGTAATACATGGTAATTTAATAGTAAGTGGATCAACCATTTCACTTTCTGCACAAACTATGGAAGTTGAAGATAATTTCATAGTAGTAAATGCAGGTGAATTAGGACATGGTATTTCACTTGGACAAGCTGGTATTCAAGTAGATAGAGGTTTAGATCCTGACTACTTTTTTGAATTCAAAGAAGATTCACAAACATTTAGAGTTGGTGAAAGTGGTACAACACAAGCAGTAGCAACAAGGGAAGATGTTCCTTTAAATAATGGATTAGCCATTTGGGATGCAACTGAAAATATGTTTATAACAAATACAACTATTGTTCCTTCATTATCTACTTCTGCACAACAACCTTGGATTGACATTGATAGATGTGGTTTTGTTGAAAATAGTAATTTAGCTTTATCATTTGATGATTCAACAATGATATTAACTTTAAGTGCATTAACTTCAACTTGGAGTTATTTCAGAACAGGTATTAAATATACAATTACAGGAAATAAAACTATTTCAATTCCAAATGTAAATGGAACATATTTTATATTTATCAATAATACTACTGGAACACTTGAAAGTGGAACTACACCTTGGACATTACAAGATGCAACACTTCCAACAGCAATAATAAAATACAATAATACATTAACTCCAAAATATCAATTGGCTTATGAATTACATACAAGTAAAATTGATAGAAGGGAACACCTATATCTGCATTCAACAAGGGGAACACAATATGTAAATGGCGGTCAATTAACAGGACCAGATGTAAATTTAGCTAATGCATCTAATACAAATGCAACAAGTTGTTTTGGAATATCAGCAACTACAATTGCAGATGAAGATATATTCTTATCATTGGCTGCATTAACCAGACCAGATGGTTCAACTACAACAGGTTATACTTGTTATACAAGAACTGGTTCAACTACTTATATTTGGTCTAAATCAGTAGTTCCTTATACTTATGGGGCTAATTCAAGAATAATGTATGATGTAAATGGAACAATGACAGAAGCCCCAAATACTAATAATAGATGGTACAATTGGTATTTAATTTATACTAATTTTCAAGGGGATTCAAGATATGCCTTACTTCCTGGTAGATCATCTTTTACAAGTTTAGCATTAGCACAAGCAGAAGATATTAAAACTTTTGATTTTACTGGTTTTCCTATTGAAGAATCAGTTATTGCTTATCAATTTTCTTGGCGATATGATACAAACATAGATAATTTAGGAAAAGTAAAATTAGCAGCAACACCTAAAAAAGTAAATGTTTCAACTATTACAAGTGCTGGTAGTGCTGGTAGTGCTGACCATAATACATTAGTAGGACTACAAGGGGGAACTACTGATGAATTTTATCATTTAACAAATAGTGATTATTTAAATGTAACTGGTTTAACAGTAACATTAAGTTCCTTATTAATAGTTGATTCAAGTTTATCTACTTCAATTTTAAATGAGATATCAGACAGAATATCAGGAGATATAAGTTTAGCTACTTTAATTTCTAATATTCCTGTATATGATGATTCTTCTCTTTCAACTTCAATTGTTAATGAAATTTCAAATAGAATTAGTGGAGATATAAGTTTATCTACTTCAATTTTAAATGAAATATCAGACAGAATAGCAGCTGACAATTCTTTATCAACTTCAATTTTGAATAATTCTGGTTCAACATATGATGATTCAAGTTTATCAACTGCTATTTCAAATGAAATTTCAAATAGAATATTGGGGGATTTATCTTTAAGTTCAACAATAGGAAATTTATCAGGTGTTACTACAATGCCTTATAGTGCAGTTACTTATAATCTTTCAACTGGAAATACTATAACTACAACAGGTACAACTACTATTGTTTTTAATACAACAGATATGTATTTTGTAGATATATCTGGAAATACAACTTCTGGAATAACTTTTGATTTTAGTGGTGGAACAATAGGTAAAACTTTAACTATGATAATAACTAATTCTGGTGTAGGAAATACAACAAAATGTGTTTTTAATGCAACTTCTTGTAAAACTTTTGGTGCATATGATAACACTAAAACTAACGCAGTATCAGTACTTTGTAAAGGAACAAATGATCCAAAATACTGGGTAGTCATAGCAAATACATAAAAAATAATTTTAATTAATGAATAATTTTCATAGTATATTAAGTGGATGGAAAGGAACAGTATCAAGGAATGCAGTGTGGGATAATGTTACTGCGGTATGGAAGTTTGATGAAAGTAGTGGAAATCCTGTTGATTCCAAATCAAGTATAAGTTTAACAAATACAGGTGGTAGTTTTGAAAGTGGGAAACAAGATAATGCAGTTAATATATCAACATCTGATAAACTAATTACATCTGATAATATATTTAATCATTCAATTACAACACCTGTTAGTTGGGCTTTTTGGTATAAACCAGATGATACATCAATTAAAAATAGGGGTTTATTTTCAAGGGAAACTACAACACCAAGAAAAGGATATGAAGCAGGTATTTTTGGTGGGAAATTATATTATGCATTGTTTAATAATCCTTATACTAACTGGATATATGTAGGAACAAATGATAATGTTTGTGCAGCAGTTCAGTGGTATCATATTTGTATAACTTATAGTGGAAATAGAAATGCAAGTGGTATTAAAATATATGTTGATGGTGTATCAAAAGCCTTTACAACACATGCAAATAACGGTACAACATATGATATAACTTGTACCACTGACTTACACATTGGTTCATATTTCTATAATGGTAGTTTAATTTCAGGTATGGGCAATTTTGATGAATATGGTGTTTGGATTGGAACTGAATTATCTTCTACACAGGTATCAACATTATATAATTCTGGATCTGGTATTTTCTATTAATTTATTAATCTTTTTATATCTATTTAGAATTGATATATCTTGTTTAATATGTTCTTCACTTAAAAATATATCCATATAAATATAATTATTAATTAGTTCATATATTTTTAATTCATCTTTCAAGATTAACATATATTCATTCTTTAATTCAGGATAATTTAATTCTTTCATAATTTATCTATTATATAATTTTTTAATCCTTCATAATTATAGTATTTATTTAGAATATGTTGTCCATTTTGAATTAATCTATTAATTTCTTCAATACTTTTACTATTCAAAATATGTTCCAAATCAGAAATTTCATCTTCTTTAATAAGTATTCCAATATCATTAAAATCAAAATCTTCCATAAGCCAAAATTCATCTGATATATAAACTGGAATACTATTATGTTGTAAAGCTTCACAAATTCTATATGAATTTTGACCTTTTCCCCTTGGACATAAACTAAAAATACTACTTTCCATAACTTCTATAAACACTTCATATGATACACATTCTGTTATTATATGATTTTTATTATAAAGTTTTAATAATTTTTCCCTAATTTTACTTCTTCCTAAAATACTTCCAACAAATGAAAATAAATAATATTTATCCCTTTCAGTATATATAGTTGGTTCAACTAATAATGGAATAGGAACACTTTTATCTTTTCCTTTGGAAGCTGAAAATATTATAATATCTAAATCTTTCAAATCTTCCATTATTGAATAATCATTAATACTAATAGTAATATACTTTTTCTTTCTGTCTAATCTATTCAAAAAATATTGTATTTCATTATTGAATGTATCTTGCCAATCAATATCAAGATAATATCTTTCTTTTCCTTTATATTCATTATTAGAGGTGGTGGTCAGATTTCATCTGAACATGAATATTCATCTTATAGTAATTGTTCTTTTGTTAATACACAATTATTCAATGGACTTGGACAGTATTCACTTGTATCTGGTTGTACTTGGTGTGGAACTGTTGCTGGTAGAGCACATACAAGATGGGGTACTGGTGTAATTTATACCACAGTAATAAATGGTAATCAATCATTTTGGCTTTATGGTGCATCAAAATATTTATATAATAGAGTTCATAATCACCCAGCACAATTTTTAGGTGGTGGTAATAATGGACCAGGTTCTATAATTAATTTTAATTATGTTAAATTGATTGATTATCAAGTATTTGGTGGAGCACAATCTACAATATTTTCAGGAAATACAATAACTAATCAATATGGAACACAAGTATGGTTTGGTGGTAGAAATAATATATTAATTGATAATGTATGTAGTAATACACCAAGTGTTTTAGAAGTAAATTTAATTTGTATAAGAACACCTATTTTAATACAAAGTAATACTTATCAAATGATATATTGTGATAATACCACTGATACACTAACATACCCAACAAATATAATATATGGTTCATTACTTAATGTAGATGATTATTCAACTATTGCTAAATTAAAAAATAATAATATTATTTTATATAATACTGGTTCAGTAGAAAAAACAGGTGTAACATATTCTGGTGCATCTTCATTAAGATTAAGACAATATACTTCTGGTTATGAAGCAACAATTGGAACAATAGAATTTGAAGTTAATGCTAATACAACATATAATTTATCATATTGGGTTAAGAGTTCAAATAATCAAAATATATCATTTAACTTTCTTAATTTTGGACAGTATGTAAATACTACTTGGGTTACAGGAACAACATCTTCTTCCACTTGGACAAATATTACTTATACAATACCACAAGTATTAGTAAAATCTACAATGAAGTTATTTATTAGATTTAATAGTGGAACTGGTCATTATGTTTATGTTAGTAATATTCAAATAACCTAAAACACCAAATCAAATTTGGTGTTGTAAGCCTTATCTTTTTCTTTTTCAGTGAAACCTAAATAAATAAGGGTCATTGAAATAGAACTATGATTCAATATTTGTTGTAGCATTACAAGAGCAGCATCACTTTTATTATTAGACAACCAATAGTTATAAGCAAAACCTTTTCTTAAAGAATGTGAAGAGAAGTGGTCAATTCTACCTTTACCTAAATAAGATACATTAATATCTTTTAATATGTAATTCACCCCTCTTACAGTTAATCTCTCATTGTTCTTATTAACAAAGATATAGCCTTCTTTTGGACAATCAATACTTCTCCAAAGAAGTTCCATTACTTCTAATACACTTTTAGAAAAGATAATTCTTCTACCTTTACCAGTTTTAGATTCCCTTACATTGAATTCATTCTTGAAATCTTCACCATTAACAATGTATTCCCATTTCCAATCAAGTAAATCACTTACTCTCATACCTGTTGAGAATGACATAATTACATATAAAGCATTCCTATAAGATTTATCTTTAATAAGTCCAGTAATAAGTTTAGTTACTTTTTCTTTACTTATTCTACTACTTGTTTTTTCAATTGTGTTTATGATTTCCATATCTTTATCTTTTTTTGTTGATACAAAGGTAAGTATAATTTTTTAACTTACCAAAGCTTTTAATAACTTTCTTTGATCTCTTCTTTTTTTATTATATTTTTCTTTTCTTTCTTTTAATACTTCTGGATCTATATTCT